AACCACCCAGCGCATCATCGCCTATCGCAAAGACCCGCAGGTGTTGAAGGCTCATGTGCCTATGCCGCACCGGTTCCTGCCGGTCTATCAGGACGGCCCGCTGCACTGGGTCGTTCCGGGCGTCTTCCGTCTCGGCGGCCTCGACATCCGCCGCCCGAAGGAAGTCCGCTACATCGACGGCATCTGAGGGAGGCGGCCATGACGGTCATAAAATCCAACCATACCGGTCCGCTCGGTCTTCCGCGCGGCCCGGTCGTCGAGGCTGGCAAGTCGGTCAACGTCGACATTCCCGGCTACGACCGCTTTCTGCGCCTGCACAGTGTCGGCAGCGCGTGGCTGGCGGCCGGCGTGATCGAGATCGTCGGCACGAAGGAACTGGCCACCAAGCCCGAGGACGAAGGTGGCGGCGATGGCGACGATCAGCCGAAGACCGCCGCCGAGGTGCTGGCAATGGCCAATGAGGTCCATTTCCAGACGTTCAAGACCGAAGCGGCCAAGCTCCTCGGTGACGATATGCCGGCCAAGAAGGCCGATATCGTTGCCGCGCTGGAGGAACTGGCCACCAAGCCCGAGGCGTAACCATGGCCTATGTCGCGCCGACCGCTGCCGATCTGAAAGCACGGTTCCCAGAGTTTACCAGCGTATCGGATACGCTGGTGGGTCTGATCCTTGCCGAAGCCTCGGCGCAGGTCGGCGAGACATGGCTCGAGCGTGACCGCAAGCCGGCCACGCTCTACCTCGCGGCCCATATGTTGGCCATGGAGGGCGAGCCGGGCCGATCCGCAGGCGGTACCGGTGGCGGCACGTCCGGACCTGTCCGCCGGCGTAAGGTCGGCGACGTCGAAACCGAGTTCGCAGGCTTCGGCTCAAGTGGTGGCGCCGTCGACGGCAATATGTCCAACTACAGCCTCACCGCCTACGGCCTCCGTTTCCTCGATCTCCTGCGCAAGAACTTCCCGGCCGTCGCGGTGGTGTGATGTTCGCCAAAGTGGAGCGCAAACGGCATAAGGTGCTGCCGAAATCCATTTCCGGCCCGTCCAAGGTCAAGGTCGGGTTTCCGAAGTCGAAGGCATCGGCCTCAAATATCGAGAAGGCCGTCTGGAATGAGTTCGGCACGCGCGGAGGCGCTTCCGGCGGCGGCTGGGGCGGTCCAGTCCCGGAGCGCCCGTTTATGCAGAACGCAATGGCTGACAACAAGGGCAAGTACAAGGACGGGATGGCCACCGCCGCCCGCAAGATACTGACCGGTGACGCCTCGATGTCCGGCACCCTGTCGAAGCTCGGCATCATGGCGCAGGGCGATATCCAGTCGGAAATCACGTCCCTGTCGTCGCCGCCGAACAGCCCGGTGACCATCGCTATCAAGGGATCGAGCAATCCGCTCATCGATACTGGCGAGATGCGCGGCGCAGTTACCTGGCAGGTGGACGAATGATTGACGTTGCCATCGCGATCGACGGTGAGGCCGTCAACGTCAGCCTGACCCGCAAGGCGTCGGGGAGCTACAACGCCGATGGCGATTTCGTGCCGGGTGCGTCGTCGACATCGACGATCCGCGCCGCTGTTCAACCAGCATCCGGTCGCCAGTTGATGGACCTCCCCGAGGGTATCAGGGAGGAAGCGCGCTGGCTGGCATGGTCGCGGTCCGAAATCCTGAAGGATGACACCATCGTGCACGGCGGCCAGTCCTTCCGCGTGATGTTTGTGTGGCCGCGCATAGAAGGCAGCTTCTGGCGCGCTGCCATGGGGCTGCTGGCATGACCGACGATCAGGTCCATTCCGCATTGGTGCGCTGGCTGCACGGCATCACCGGTCTGACCGTGATCAAGGCCTATCAGGAAGGGCCACGGCCGGCACTGCCTTACGTCATGGTCAACCTGACAGGCTCAGCAACTATTCGGGAATGGTCGCAGGACATCGAATATGACGAGGATACGGCCGGCGTGACCGCAACGCCTCCGATGGAAACGGAGTGGCGGTTTTCGGTCCATGCCTTCGGACCAAACCCAACCGGTATTCTCCGGCCGATCCGATCAGCCGCCAAGTTGGCCCAGAAGAACGAGGCGCTGTTCCCGGCGCTGGTCATTCACGAATGCAGCCAGGTCCGCAACGTGCCGGAACTGGTCAACGAGAAGTGGGAGCCGCGTGCGCAGATGAAAATGGCACTGCGCGGCCTCACCCGTGACGGCTTCCTGATCGACGTGATCGAGCAGGCGCCGTTCGACATCAGCCGGACGCACTAGGCCGGTTCCAACCCTGAAACGCCGGTCCCCGGCTCAATCTGAAAGGACTGCGATATGGCAAAGCTGCCGTATAGCCGTGTCGTGAACGTGACGCTGTCGCGCAACGACGCATTTCCGAGCCGCCGGGGTTTCGGCGTCGCTCTTTACCTCACCTCGACCGAGAAGGCGGGCAAACTGGATGCCACTCACCTGACCAAGGCTTACGGCTCGATGGAAGAGGTTTCGGTGGACTGGACCGCTTCCGACGACTTCTACAAGGCCGCCGAGGCTGCCTTCAGCCAAAACCCGCGCCCGATCCAGGTCAAGGCCGGGTACATCCCCGTCGATACTGCATTCGATGCCGATGCCATGAAGACGGCACTGGACGCGCTCTACGACGCTGACGGCGACTGGTACTGGCTCTGCGCCGAGGCCGGACTGCGCGACGATGCCTCTCTCGATGGCTTGATCGAGTGGACCGAGGCCAAGAACAAGATGGCCATCCTCGACAGCAACGACGCCGGCCATGAGGCGCAGAACAACACGACCTGCATTTCTGCCCGCAACAAGGGCACCGTGGAGCGCACGGCCGTCTTCTATCACACCGACAGCGATGAATACTGCGCATTCGCTCTGGCGGCCTCGCTGGGCACCCGCAATTTCGATGATGCCAACTCGGCTTACACCGCCAAGTTCAAGCGTCTGCGTGGCGTCACCCCGATCAACAAGGGCTCCGCTGCGGTGCAGGCCATCACCGGTTTCACGCCGCAGCTCGGGCAGTCCGAGACGGCCGGCCACATGGCCAACACCTATATCGACATCGGCGGTCGTGATTTCGTGGTGGAAGGCTCGACGCTTACCGCCAACGTCTTCATCGACGAAATCCACTCGACGGACTGGATCATCGCCAGGACCGAAGAGGAAGCGCTCGGCATTCTGCTCAACAATGACCGCATCCCGTTCACGGATGCCGGCATGGAGCAGATCGCTTCGGCGGCCCGCACCGTCATGCGACAGGCTGTCCGCGCCGGTATCGTGGCCCAGGACCTCGACCCGGTGACTGGAACCTACCAGCCTGCCGTCATCATCACGGTGCCATCTGTGTTCGACGTGCCGGAAAGCCAGCGCAAGGCGCGGGTCGCGCCGGCGATCGCCGTGACGTTCCGCTACGCCGGCGCTGTGCATTACTGCACCATCAACTACCAGATGACGTTCTAAGGGAGCCGCGACCATGGCCAAGCTTTCCGCTTACACTTACCTCAACGTGGCCGCCACACTCGACGGCCTGGCGATCCGCGATATGTGGGACGGTGACGATGCCATCACCGTCGAGCAGGGTGCTGATGTCGGTGCCGGCATCGTCGGTGTCGACGGTTCCGCGATCTTCTCGCAGTCGGCTGATAAGTCGGCGAAGATCACGATCCGCATCAAGCACACCAGCCCAACGCATCGTCAGTTGACCGAGAAATGGAAGCAGCAGCGCGCCGGCCGCATGCTGTCCTTCCCCTTCGATTTCATCGACAAGGACAGCGGCGAAGGTGGAACGGCCGACCAGTGCTACATCCTGCAGGCCCCGACCGACAGCAAGGGCAAGAACGCCGTCGTTCGCGCCTGGGTTATCTGGACCGGCGAATACGAGCCGGCCACGCCGAACGGTTGAGGTCGATCATGGCAGAGAAGAAAATTGGCACCCGCACCTTCAAGGTCGAGCCGCTTCTGGCGACGGAAGCGATCCGGCTGCAGATGCGTCTGGTTAAAGCCATCGGGCCGGCGATATCGCGCCTGCCTGAAATCTTCGCCGGTATCGGCAAGGATGCTACGGCGAAGGAAAAGGCGAACGGCGCGGCGGTATCCGCTATGGCCGACATCATCGGAAAGATGGAGCCGGATGACGCTGCCGATCTCGTAAAGGACATCGTGCAGGTCGCCATGATCAAGCGCCCCAGCGGCGCCTACGATCAAGTGGACATGGACGGCGATTTCACCGGCTCGCTCGGCGATATCATTCCGGTGGCGACCTTCGTGCTGCAGGAGCAGTTCGCCGAGGTTTTTTCCGGCGCGCGGGGGAATGGCAGCCCCGCGACGAGGGCAAGGGCCTAAGCGAAGCCGAGGTTGAGCGGATCGCGCCCAATCTCAATCTGATGCTGTGGCGGCCGATCCTTGCTGATCCACCCATATACGGGCTTGGCGATCTCAAGACGTGGGTGACCCTCAGGGACGTATACGACGCCAACGAGGCGCTCGATTTGAAAGGAGCGATGGCGGAACGGGCGATGGAGAAGTAGGCTTGTGCCCTTTGGGGAGGGGCGCATGTCTATGATCAAATGGCTGTTTCGCCGGTCAAAGAGCAGTACAGCCGCCAACCAGTTTCGGGACTCCATAGGCATTGATGTAAGCGGTCCGGAATTCTTCGACTTGTACCCTACGAAGTTGGACTTTGCCCGAAGGATCGCAACTTCCGGCTTGTTTCGAAACGGCGATGTGGATTGGATTGCTGCAATCCTTCACCGCATCGTCACCGCAGGTGCGGGGGAAAGAACGGCGACCGACGCGGTCATTCGATCTGGCCAGGAATTGGACGAAACTGCGCTGGTTGCGCTTGGGCTCCACCGAAAGATGAAAATTGGCAGGCGCTTTGTTGCTGCCTTGTCCGCAAATGACGTAGGTGGCGCGATCGATCACTTCCGGTTCGCTGTTCGCGCCACCATGAGCAGAGCAAATCAGCTTCACAATCTCCGCAGAGGCGCGGAAGCGGGAGTGACTCAATGGCGTTTCTCTTCGCCCAAAGACCAGCGCTGTACGGCTTTAGAGGAAGAGTTAGAAGGCAAGAGGATGTCGCTTGAAGAAGCTCGATCGCTGATAATCGAGAACGGCGACCAGATCA